AGCAAGTAAAAATGATTCGTAAAGAGGGCCGAGACCGTCTGCTGGGTACGCTTGGAATGACGTTCTTATTTGCAGGCGCATCTGGTATGCCTTTGTTCTCAGTCGGTGCTTCAGTCATTGAAGCCGTACATGCAGCTTTCTCGGATGAAGATGAGCCGCCGCTTGACTTTGAGAATTGGTTCAAGAACTGGATGGCGCAGACCTTTGGCGACTTCTGGGGAGACTCCGTGTCCCGTGGTGTCGTGACTCAGGCTACCGGGATGAACTTCGCTGACCGTATGAGCCTAAACGATCTATGGTTCCGAGACGCCCGCAAGAGCCAAGACGAAGTTACTGCACTGCAAAATACAATCATCAACTTGCTTGGCCCAAGTGCTGCCCTTTTAATCAGCGGCGCCGAGGCTGCAAAACTATTTAACGATGGCATGTACTACCGAGCCACAGAGAAACTTATGCCAGCCGTGCTCAAGCAGCCTATGGTTGGAGCGAGATATGCAACTGAAGGCGTCCTGACTCTTAAGGGTGACGAACTTATCTCCGATATCAGTGCTAAGGATGCGCTGTCTCAGTCGATTGGATTTGCTCCGGAGAAAATAGCTCAGCGTCAAAAAGCCAACATTGAGAAAAAAGCTGCCGAGCAAGACATTCTTAATAAACGGCAAGATCTATTGAATGCTTTCTTTATGAGTGTAGATACTAGTGATGATGACTTTATGGATCGGGTTCTTGACAAAATTAGTGGGTTTAATCGCACGTATCCTACCGAAGCTATACTCCCCGAAACTTTGATGCGGTCTATTGAAACTCGTTATAAAGCCCGTGCCCTAGCTGAGATAAGTGGTGGTATTCCCATTACTAAGAAACTCATGGCCGAACTTGACGATATGGGTTTCTACGGAGACTGAAAAAGACCCCCGCACTAGGCGGGGGCAAGGTCGAAGGAGTTTCAACCACCAAGAGGTGACAGCGAGGAGAAGCTGTCAGGGCCGAGTGTACTACCCAATTCTCCACACCCGCAAGCCTTTGATGCCATTCTCTACGACACCTTTCATTTCTACAGAATAGCGTAGTCTTTTAGCTACAGCTTCAACTTCTTTTTTAGCAGCATCCAAATCTAGACAGGGGATAAAGAACGTTCTGCCCGGCTTAAACTTACCCCAATCAATATCAAAACTAATTCCGTGGACTTTCATCAGCGGGTTTTAGTGCTTCAACGTAGTCATTCGTATTGATAAAGTCGCCCTTAGAACAATCAAACATGAACGCATCTGTGGGTAGACCCTCAATCTTGGTTCCCTTTGCCATGCGCTTTTTAACTGTCTTTTCGTAGATACCCTCGGAAGCCAAAGCTTTCAAAGCATCTTTTAGTGAAATTCGATTATCAGTACAAAATTTCCTTAGATGCTTGCTGCTAATAAACAGCTTCTTAGTATCAGGTTCAATTCGAACAAGTAAGTCGTACTTTGGTTCTACAACCGGCAATTGGTGCATGCCCGTCCGGTTGTCTGCAGCATCGTTAATTACTAAAACACTGCCTCGGTGCTCATTTAAAAATTCACCAATCACGCTGGCTTGGTTGGTAGCAGGCGGCTTGATCTCGTGCCGCATCTGTGAAAACTCTTTAACCATCCATTCAAAGACTCGTTTGATGTCAATGTTAATTAAACCAAGCCGTCTAGCAATCATGGCACCAGCTATATTACAAGCGGCAACACCAGACCAAAACCGCTCCCGACCACTAAACTTAATTTTTTTGTCGATAACTAACTGCACTTGCTTAACCATGTCGATGGCTTCTTCAAGATTGCCGACCAGCCATTGCAGGTAAGGACGCCCCGCATGCCCATAGTTTGTGAACATTTTGGGGAACAACTCGTCTGCTTCTGCTTTTGTAATAAGGGATGTCTCAGGAATTTGATACTCAATCAGACGCATCAATTCTCCGTCAGGTGTGGCAGTCATAGCACCTAGTTTGTCTTGGAACGAAGCATTTGATGTGCAGACGCACAATAAAGCCCATTTAGAATTATTGATACGCTCTTCGTTTGCTTGAGCTTTCAGCCGCCCACGGGCTCGGCCTTGAGATACGGCATACAAAAAGTCTGAAAAGTCATCAGCTTCCATCTTGGTCACTTCGTCGCAACTGATCGGTAAGTTATTCATGATTCCTATACGGTTTAGTTTCATGTTCATCGTGTCGCGCCATATCAGCATTTGTTCATCTGGATGTCCGTATACGCTATGCATTACTTGAGCAATCGTTGTTTTACCTGTACCAGATTGATTATTAATCAAGTTGATAACTGCACCTTTAAGATTTAAATGCTTCAAAAGCGGAGACCCAAATGCCGTAAAAAAGCCAAATGCATGCGGCTCAAAACCTTCTCTGTTGTAGACGTTAGCAACTTCTTGCCACTCTTCTAGCGTACCAACAGGCTGCATGTGCTCTGATAGCACGCTGGTCGCAGAAGACGGCGGGCTATAACGAATCCCTTCTGCCGTAATCTCTTGGTCTCCGATAATAAATTTTCTGTTTTTGTCTGCCCATCCGTACTGCATACGCATCACCTCTAATTCTGTTTTAAATTGTAGTTCTGTCACAAACTTAATCATAAATTGTGATATTGAGTCCATTTGTTTTACACCACCGACCACTCCATGCCACCCTAATCGTTCTTTTATTTTTTCCTTAGACATAAGCTCAGTAACTGGTAAGGCAAACTCTCTTATCCCATCGCGTGGCAAATGAAGTCGGATCCAAGCAACTTCACCACGATGCGGGTCGTGCATACGTTTGACGATGTACAGGTCATGCGGATAAACCATGTCAGGATCTTCGCCATCGCCGTTTGATCTGTAGACACCACCATTCTTGCCACGAAAATATGGGAACGGATATTCTGGAATTGTGATCTTAGTCGGCGGTAATTCTTCTAATTCTTGCGGTACTTCAACAACATTATCTTCTGCCTTAGCCCGAACAATCTTTTTACCTAACTGAATCGGCCCAGCAATCTTGCCTTTGTGTTGGCATCCGTCGCAGCCGCCGGGATTGTATTTCTCAAACGTAGAACATCTTTGGGGGCCCCCAGTATCCATAGCCTTCCGAACGGTCTCGGCTGCGTTGTATTCAGGATGCCCTTCTGAAATCTTGTGGATTGCCTCGTCCCGATCTTCACATGCCCACGCAACCGATAGCCCCGCCCGCCATAAGTCGTACTTGATCGTATCCTGTTCTGTAGCAATCTTTGCTAATTGGGCACAGCCTTCGCCTTTAATTGTTTTGGCAATAATGATCCTGAACCACTTTTCCTCATTGTTAGCCAACGCTTTCGTCAACTCATTGAGTTGCTGCTTTGGAAGATCAAATTCGGGTGGGGCAACCAAGACGCCGAGTCTGTTCTTGATGTCCTCGTACTCTATCTCCGGCGATAGGTACATGATCGACACCGGGTTAGGTGGGTCGTCTTTAAAGTTAAAGGTCTCGGGTACACGCAGAATGGATGCTGAATCAGAGGTACGGGACGGGTCTACGTTAAATTCGTATTCCTCGCACAGATACTTGATGCGGTTGGCTACGGCTTTCCAATCGCTAGGGCTTATTGTTTTTGCCAGTCTCCAATAAACATGGAGTCCCCGTCCGGAATTGACAATTGTTGGCTTTGGAAGGTTTGCGCTTTTACAGAATTGCTGCAGTGCTTGTAGCCCTGCTGCTTGATCGGGATAGTCTTTGCTAGGGCCGCAGTCAATGTCAAGCCAAAAGGCTTTCATGTACTTGGCATTTACCTGAGTCCGAGACTTATTGTCCTCAAACTTAGAGCAACCAAAGTAAGTTTCGTATCTTAAGTTTACTAGCCGATCAACTTCTTGTGCTGCAGAATCAAGCGTTTCATGAAACGTCTGCTCAGGGCGCGTATCTTTCTTTAAGCCAACAATGCAATACCATCCCTCGGAGGGAAGCACCGCTTGTAATAGATCTGTTGTTGGCATTCCTAATCCAGATGGGCTTTGTTTTTAAGTTTTTTAAGGACATCCTCAATTTTCTCAATTTGTTTTTTACGTGGCATTTCTTCGCCTTTGAACCACTTGTAGATGGTCATCCGGCTTACATCAAAGAACTCAGCCACATCCGAAACAGGAATATCTTGAGAAATACAAACCCTCCCCAGCATTACGCCGGGGTGGGTCTTTGAGGCGTGCTTGTTAGTCTCAATAATGCGAGACGAGTAACCACGGGAATCCGCCATAGTTATTCATCGTCCGTAGCCCAACCTGCCATTACCGAGGCAAGGTCTTGTTTCGATTTCGGGGCCTCATCAGCAGCCTTCTTAGAAGCCTTTTTGGTAGGCTCAGCCACTTCGGCTTTTGCCGGTTCAGGTGCGACAACGGGTGCTTGGATAGCCTTGGGTTTAGAGTCGGCTTGTGCCGCCGTTTGAATAACAGCAGACTTGGCTTCCGGCGTATCGCCTTGTTTCTTAGCAGCTTCCCACTGGTCGCGGTTCAGGAACCCAATCGGCTTAAATACAAGTTTGGGAGACTCGCTGTCAGAGTCAAACTTCATTTCGGTCACAATCATATTGATGTTGTAACTTTGCGATGCAACGTACTTGGCATATTGTTCAAACGGCATCTTGTCTTGATCGCCTTTGCCGAAGTAAGACTTGGACGGCAGAATCAATTGATACACAGAGCCCTTAATATCGTCAGCCAATACTACGGCAAGACGCTTTTCGTACCGGCAAGCACGGCTATCGCCTTGGCCTGAGCCTTTGATATTTTGTGGGCAACCCTCGCAGTTTGCGTGCTGGGGTTCTTCAATGCTGGCGTCCGGAGTAATACCGTCGTTAGACCAGCAGTCCGGCGGTGCAGACTCACCGGGAACATAGGAGCCCTCGTAGAACTTACGGGCTACATACTTGGTGCCGTTGACCACAACAATATTCATGGCGCGGCTTTCGTTTTTGGCGATCTCTTCGCCATTGACCATCATACGGAACACACCGCCGCGCAGCGAGATCCGCTTCATACCGCCGGAACCACCCAGCGATTTTGTCAACTCATCAACACCAACTTCTTTGATGTAATCGGGTACTGCTTGTTGGAACAAACTAACTTCGTTACTCATCATTTTCTCCTAATGGTGATTTGATATTCCCGATCCCGTTGTAGCCCTGCGGGATGCGTCTCAGGGTTCTCTTCTAGGAACTGCTTCATATTGCTTTGATGGATACGACGCTCTAACAACTCCATCGCGTTGTTTTCCTGCATAAACTTATGGAATGACTCCCAGTCGTTCGTCCAATACCGTTCTTTCAACGTGCGGTATGCAGTCCCAAACGGTGTACGAAAACTGTCGGCTCCTGTCTCTTTGCAGATGTTTAGCAACTCACCACTGACAACCTTCATTTGGTTCTCAATGTCTTCTACTCGCTGCTCCATTTCGCGTTTGATACGGTCACGCTCATCCCGCATCTTAATGTAAACAGAGACGAGTTTATCTACGGAGACATCCATATATTAATCCTCTTGGTAAAAATCTCGGATCTACGTCCGATGGTGTTACTCTAACTACTTAACTGTACTTTGTCAAGTACTAATTTCGGTTTTGTACAAATCAACAAGTTTTGTATGGGTGTCTAACTTACCCTGCAACATGTTGTACAACTTAGTCTCAACCGGACTTCCTGTTATATGCACCACGGTCATCGGGTTCTTCTGCCCCTGTCGATGTATGCGTGCGTTCGCTTGCAAATAAGTCTCAATCGAAGTCACAGGAGCATACCAAATCACCACGTTAGCCGCAGTTAGGGTAACTCCGTGGGCTGCTGCCTGCGGTTGAATTAGTAGCACTCTTGGCTCTGGCTGTTCTTGGAAACGCTTGAAGATATCTGTACGCTTATTTACGTTTACGTCCCCATTTATGACTTCACATGTTATGCCTTGTTTAGTGAGATATTCCTTAAGAAGTTCTATTGTGTGAGTAAATGGAACAAACACCAACACTTTGTGCGATGCCTCGTCAATCACCTCTTGAACCACGCTGAGACGGCTTGAGACATCAAACTCAATTACGTTACCGGCATCAGTGTAGACCGCACCCCCAGAAATCTGGAGTAATTTATTCAGGTTTGTTGCTGCATTTACAGTTGAGACTTCTTCGCCCGCCGCTGACATCAGCATCTGGTCCTTGAGAATCTTGTAATACTTTTCTTGTTGAGGCGTCAGGGCTGCGTGTCGGGAGGTGTAAGTAATCTCAGGCAAA